TTAGTCAATATGAATGAAATTCTCCTGGCGGCGGGACTTCTTATCCTGGTACATCGCCTCATCGGCAGCGCGTAAGGCCGCTTCAACATCGATACTCTGCGGATCGCAGGTGACCACCCCGAAGCTAGCGCCCTCATAGTCGATACGCTGTTCGCCGAGGAAGTAGACGCCGCACAGAGCCTGACGCAGAGACGTGACATACGCCTGCTGTGCGGCAGGCTGCTGGGCGCTACCGACGATCAAAAACTCATCGCCGCCAAGACGGCCAACGATATCTTCCCGGCGCGCGACAGCGGTGAGTCGTTTGCCGACCTGCACCAGAAAGCTGTCGCCGCACGGATGGCCGAACCGATCGTTAATGGCTTTGAAACCATCGAGATCGATAAAAATAAGCGAGACCTGCTGCTGCTGGGCGCGGGCGGAGGCAAAGCGTAACGCCAGCTGCTTAAACAGCGCGCGGCGATTGGGAAGCTGGGTGAGCTCATCGGTAGACGAGTGCAGCTCCAGCGCGACGTTTGCCGCCTGCAGCTGTTGCACCAGGGTGTCTTTTTCCACGTAGTGGGAAATGAGCTTCGCAAACAGGCCCATGACCTGTTCGCCTTCGAGGTTATAAGGCTGTTGTTGCCGGCTGGTGGCGCAGAGGGTGCCGAACAGAGAGCCGTCGGCCAGGCGGACGGGAATGCTTAAAAAAGTAGCGATTCCCAGCTCCTGGGCGGCGATGCAGGAGTGCCAGCGGTTGGCAACGTCATTGCTAAACGTACACTGATCCTCAAGGGCGCGTTTGCACAGGGATTCATCCCAGGGGACGGAAAATCCTTCCGGGATCTGCATTTCGCTGCTGTTGTGGGCGAACATGATCTGCTGCCGCTGGGCGTTGGTATCAATGCGGGTGAGGTAGGTGGACTCCATTCGCGTCACCGCCTCCAGCATCTCCAGCAGCTGGCGCACCAGGGTTTCCAGGGACTGTTCCGCAGCGAGGGTTTGCGACACCCGGGCAAGAATAAAATCTGACATGAATAATACAGCTCCAGCACGCCAAACGTCACCCCAGCATATTGGGCTGCAAACGGACATCAGCGTCAAATAAACAGTGATATTTTTAAATTTATCACATCTGTCTGGGGAATACTTGTCCACGCGGTGGGAAAAAAAGCCCCGTCGGGTGCGTTAGCCATCGCAGATATAACGGCTTTCAACGGTGCAATGCGGGATTGCGCGGCACGCAAGACCGTTGAAAGCCATAACACATTACCCATCTGTGGACATTATGTGGACATTTCGCACATCAGCGCCACCTCGCAACGGGTTAAGTGAGATCGCGTCCTGAAGGTATTCCGGCGCAAAATGAGCGTAGGCCATAGTTTGCTCAATTCGCGCATGCCCAAGGATCCTCTGTAACGTAATGATGCTTCCCCCATTAATCATAAAGTGCGTCGCGAAACTGTGGCGTAGTGCATGCGTCGCCTGGCCGGTCGGAAGATCAGGTTTTACTTCCCTGAGTATCTGCCTGAAGTCAGAATAAGACGCCTTACCAAATAACAACCCTCGCTTACCATCAGCTATGAGTTTTGCCACTTCCGCTGAAACAGGAACAGTCCGCTGCTTGTTACTCTTGGTTTTAACGAACGTCACACGGTTCTGTATGATGTGTTCCGCCTTGAGTCGAGCCGCTTCGCCCCAGCGAGCACCAGTACTTAAACAGAGAACAGCTATCTTCTTGTTGTCACCATCCAGTTTAAAGAGCAAGTGTTTGATTTCGTCCTCTGTCAGATAGCCAGTTTCGGGGACATCTTCTTTCAACTTCTTCCGCCCTCTGATCGGATGTTCACCTGAAAACAACTCGGCCTCGATAAGCGCTGTGAACATACCACTGATGCTGTTGAGATCACGGTTAATGGTGGAAGCTTTGATGCCCTGGCTTCTTCTTGCCGCGTAATACTGACTAATCAGCGCTTTTGTAATCTGAAAAGCACAAGGATCGTCGGTAATCCTGCAAAAAATATCTAACTTGTTGCGGTTTATCCGACCGTGCTCCTCATGCTTGCCTTTCAAATTCCACCAAAGCTGTATCAGTTCAGACAGATGCCGCTTATCCGTCGGTTTTGATAACCATTCTTTGGTGTGGTGGTTGAACTGGGTATGCTTCTCGAAAGCTACCGCTTCACTTTTCTTATCAAACTTCCTGCGGATACGCTTTCCATTGCGACCAGCAGGCCTGATGTCCACTTCATATCGACCATCATCGAGTTTCTTAATAGTCATAAGAAAACCCTCCGATGGGTGCGTTTGCCTTTCGGCCTCAACGCGTTGCAATTATGTGATGAATACTTTTCGACCAATAATAGACATTTGAAATGTATGTAGGACTGGTTAATTGTTAACCAGTCTTTTGGTCTGAGTGCTGCGAGGTTGTTAAGTCTTGCCCAAAGTGTGCGAGGGCCGGTGCGATTTGACCGGCTTCAGGCGAAACCTGATCGGTCATAAACCACAGTGTGTATTTCACAAATCTAGGGTGTTGGAAGATTTTCATGATTGGTTCAAGGCTCGCACTTTTTGTACCAGCCTCATAGCCAGAAAGTGTGCTGTAAATTACTCCTGTTAACTCGCTGAATTGCCTACGATTAAGCCGTTCTGACTCCCTGATAAGCTTCAACTTCTCTGAAATAGGGATTGACATAAAAACCTCTTTGGGAAAATATTACGCGTATGGATAATAAATTTTCATTTGAGCAAGTGTCTTAACGGGCAATTAAAACCCATTAAGAGCAATTAATTACCCTAAAGGAGAATGTAACAGATGAGCAAACAGCTTGTAAGTAGCACGGATGCTGTGCCTTATCAGGAGTTCGCCAGACTCATCGGGAAAACCCCTGCTGCGGTGAAGGGCATGATCGAAAAAGGGAAGCTTCCTGTAATCGAGATGACCGATCCCCAGTCTACTTCTGGCCGTGCCGGCGAATACTGGGTTTACCTTCCAGCCTGGAACAACGGCATGAAACTGGCCTACGAAAGTCGTCCAAAGGAGATCAGGGAAGGGTGGTTGATGTGGCTTGGTCTCGGTGAGCCAGGTCGATAGCCGGTTTCAGGAGAGGAAACATGAAGAACGGTAGCCGCGGATCAGTATCACAACTCAATAGCAAAACCAGCCTTTACTGTGGTTTTACTATTCTGAAACTCCCACGCAAAAAGCCGTACAACCGCCAGCGCTATCAAATTACGCACACAGGCCATTATTACGGCATTGACTTTGCTTTATCAGAAGCATGCCGAACGATTGACAGAATCATGAGTAAAAAGCGGTTTATTGCTTTTTAATCTCTAGGGGCGAAAATGAAACTCGAATATGCAGACAAAATTAACTCACTTTTACAATGCTTCCATTTCAATAAAGAGTTTCTGGAATGGAATCATGATTACTCTCTCCAGCTTTTACGCCACGGCGTATCCCACCTTTATCATTTCGCAATGCTTCAAGGCGAGAATGATGAATGCACTCTTGAAGAACTCCGCAACATCATTATTTCCGTGACCGATGGTGATATCCCTAAACCATACGACCTGCTATCTCTGGATGCTGAGCAACTGAAGAAGGCTATGAAGTTTGTTCAGCCGCAGGCGGTAACCGTAGAAGTTACCCCGGAGATCCTGGAACACGTGAAACTGGGAGCTAGAGCCTCCTGGCGGCTGGAGCCCCCTCGCTTTAACTGATCATCGGAGTACGCCATGTTCACCGAAGAAAAAACATCTTGGGAACAGGAAATGCTGATTCGAGAAGCAGTGGAAAGTGCCGAGCAGGGGTTCACTGTACATCTAAAAAATGGTGCTCGTATCACAATTAGCTCAAAAAGCCCGTCTAAAGATTTAATAATTTACGGGCTCGAAAAAGCAATTCGCGGTAATCACGATCGCGCGCGAATGACCTTTATTGATTTCATGTATTACTGGCATGAAAGGATATTTAAGCAGATTAAAAGAAAATCGCGTCCAAACAATTAATTAACCCGCTTTAAAAATAACGGCATTCATTTTGCCGGGGATTTGTTTTGCCTTTTTCAGGAGGTTGCATGTCGGTTACGTCAATAAAGCCGGAAGGCGGAATTAGCGATCCAGAGTTTATGGGAATCAGCACCAATGCGCGCAAAGGCGAGCGCGCCCATTTACTCGGATTGCTGCGCATCCGTATGGGCCTGCTGAAAGAGCAAGGCCTTACCCCCGAAGAGATTTATTCAGCACTTGAGCAGTGGATAGCCAACCACGAAACAATCACCAGCGAGGGCAGTAGACCATGAATCACGTAATGATCGATTTGATTAACGTTAATAAGAAACCGTCATCACCTCTGTGTGCCATTGAAGCTGTGTTTTTTGAGCCCTCAACAGGGCAGATCGGAAAGGTTTTTTATTCTTCGATAGACATTCGTAAATCTGAAAGCTTGAAAGGCCGTATCAGCATTAGTACGGCATTCGATTGGATGAAAAAAGACTCTCACTGGCGCGCCGAAGTAATGAGCGCAACCGAAGCTGAAGAAGATTCACTTTGCAGCCTTGCTGCTTTCATCGCCGACAATACCTGTCCCCGGAACGCGGCGTTATTCGTATGGTTCAAAGATGCCCCGGAAAAACTGGTTTCACTTCGTTATGCCGTGGATCGCTTAGAGGTGTCAGGCATTTTCCCTGAAGGCACAAAATACCGCTGCATTCGTTCACTTCTCGACCTTGCTGCTGCCACAGACTATGCGCCTCATGCGAGAAGCGCCCTGGCACGTTACACGCTCACTGACGCGCGATATCAAGCAGAGCAAGTCTGCGAAATCTGGCAGCGCTTGACCTCTCCACACACTGGATCGCTGTGAGGGCCGCCATGCATTCGCATCTGTCTGTTGTTTGTAACGCGCCGTTGCCGGTTTGTAAGAGGGCGCTTGCCGCCCTGAATTGCTTTGCTCGTGGACAGCGTAATTATACCCGCGTCAAGCCACACGCCTATCTCGTGATCCGCATTGGCCTCCGTTGGCGTTTGCTCAGCAAAAACGGTGGAAAGCAGTGGCGACTAATGACCCATGAAACCTATAACCAGGAATGCCGCAAATGATTAAGTCACCTCTTAAGTGGGCTGGCGGTAAAACTCGCGTGTTGCCGGAGCTGCTGAAGCACTTACCTAAAGCCGATTGCTTGATTGAGCCCTTTGTAGGCAGTGGCACAGTCTTTATGAATACGGAATACCGCCGCTATGTGCTTTGTGACAGCAATCGCGCACTGATTAATTTCTTCCTCGCGCTCAGGGAAGACCCAGAAAGATTGATACTGATCGCCAGGAACGTATTCAGAAATGGCAATAACGAAGATAGCTATTACGAAGAGCGCAAGTTGTTCAACCACCTGTCGTGGGATGACGAGTGTGCAGATGATTACGTTGTACGGTGGGCGGCCTCATTTTTATACCTGAACCGCCACTGCTTTAACGGGCTTTATCGCACCAACAGGGATGGCGGTTTCAATGTTCCCTTTGGCAGCTATAAGGCGCCTTATTTTCCAGAAGCAGAAATGCGCCTATTTGCCGAAAAGGCGCGGGATACTCACGCGCTTTTTCTTTGTAATGATTTTCGTACTTCCATTCCGTACGTCGCCAGGAATCGCCTGGACTCCGTGATTTACTGCGATCCACCGTACATCCCGACTAGCAAAACAGCCAATTTTACCGCTTACGGCAAGCCATTTACCCTGGATGATCACCGCGCTTTGGTTACGGCGTTGCTGGACGTTAATCGCCAGCATGGAACGCGATCGGCCATCTCGAATAGCGACACACCAGAAACACGCCAGATCTACTCCGCTTTCAATCTCCACGCCTTCAGAGTTCGACGTTCCGTTAGCGCCAAAACCCGCGATATGGCCGGTGAAGTGATTGGCGTTCTTCGCGTGTGTGGTGGTTGCGGTCGTTCTGGTGGTGGAGGTTGCCCGGACTGTGGGGCGGTGATGGGTGATGCGACATATGCCGAAATGTTTGGCGCGCCGGCTTGTTAAAGCGTTGGCTTTGCAAAATAAGATTCGAAGGTGAGTTATGCCTGATTCCACAGCCCTGGCATGGAGCTGGAATGCCAGAAAGCAGCCAGTAAACCCTTATGCTGTTGATGTGCCTGCACGGAAACCCTCTGCGCTGGCCGTCTGGATTGCGCTTTATGAGCAGGATAAAAGCGATCAACGCGAGCAGGCTGAAGCAATGAGTCGTGCAGCAGAAGAGTACCTCTTTTCTGTTGCACATTGCGATCCCTGGCACTATGACGAATTGAATGATGCGCTGATTGAGAAGGCTAAGCGACATGCAGAACTCCATCGTGTTGATCCTCTTACCCTGATTCGTGATGACGTCGCCAGCTTGCCTGGTTTCCTGCGCAAGCCGCTGGAAACAAGGATTAAGTATTTGGAAAAATCAGAAGATCCGCGCCATTTGCCTACCTATCTGAATGAGGTCATTACTCCCTCATTAGTGAGAATTGACAAGGTCCGTGCTAACCAGGCGTCGCTGTCATTCCAGGCCATGGCTGGCAGGGATAGCCTTGATCAACTCCTTCGACTTGCTGAACTGAATCAGCGGGAGGTTAAGCGGCTTTCAACGCTGGTCGCAGCGCACATTGATATGATTTTTATCCAGCTTTGCGGTGAGATGCTGACCGATGAATTAGCTTCTCCCATCGTAATACTGGAGCTCTATCGTCGTGTGGCGGCCGAAGTGTCACGCCTTGATGTTATCCCGCCGGGTTATGAAGCGCTCCGAAGCAAACATAATCGCCGCAACCCGATTAATTACGAACTGATACCGGGCGCGCTTGCCCGTATGCGTTGTGCTGACTGGTGGCAACGTAAGCTGTGGCAACTCCGCAACGAATGGCGGGAAGAGTTGCTTCGGGCTGCGTGCCTTGTTCATCGGCACGCATCACCTTATGTCAGCCATGACATTCTGTTGCAGAAGCGGGAACAACGCCGTAAGGCGATGGATTTTTTCCGCAATCATGATCTGATTAACGAAGATGGCGATACGCTCAGCATGGAGGATGTGGTGCTTGCAAGTGCCAGCAATCCAGCGCACCGCCGTAATGAGATGATGGCCTGTGTTAAAGGCCTGGAATTGATAGCTGAAATGCGTGGCGACTGCGCCATGTTCTATACCATCACCTGTCCGTCTAAGTACCACGCCACACTGATGAACGGGAAGCCTAACCCTACATGGGATCACTCGACAGTTAGGAAAAGCAGTGACTATCTGGTTGATACGTTTGCGGCATTCCGTAAGGCAATGCACAAAAAAGAGCTGCGCTGGTACGGCGTCCGCGTAGCCGAACCACATCACGATGGCACTGTGCACTGGCATATATTGTGTTTTATGCGCAAAAAACATCGACGTGCAATCACAGAGCTGCTGCGTCGTTTCGCTATCAGAGAAGATCGCGCCGAACTTGGCAATAACACTGGCGCTCGTTTCAAGTCAAAGCTGATAGACCCGCGAAAGGGGACTCCGGCCAGTTATATTGCAAAGTACGTCAGTAAAAACATCGATGGGCGTGGGCTGGGTGACACCGTCAGCAAGGAGACGGGTAAATCACTACGTGATAGCGCTGAGCACGTCACTGCGTGGGCATCGTTGCACCGTGTTCAACAATTTCGTTTTTTTGGGATTCCAGGCCGCCAGGCGTACCGCGAGTTACGATTGTTCGCATCGCAGGCAACTCGTGCAATGAAAACCAGCAAACCGGGTGCTCCGGTACTTATGGATCCAAAACTGGACGCTGTGCTTGCTGCTGCTGATGTTGGCTGTTTTGCCACTTACATTATGAAGCAGGGCGGTGTACTTGTGCCCCGCAAAAATTACCTCATTCATACCGCCTACGAGCCGACAGTCGAACCAGGAACCTATGGCGATCACGGGATTCGTATTTATGGCATTTGGTCGCCAATCACCGGTAAGGAAAACAAAATATGCACGCATGTCCATACCTGGAAGATGGTGAAGAAGGCTCCCGCTAACCCAGGCGCTGAAAGCGCCGCCCAGGGCGACCCCGTCGCCCCTTGGACTCGTGGCAATAACTGTCTCCTTCACAATAAACGGAATATACTAAGAATAATGAATGATTTTACGCCACCAAAAAATCATTTCAGAAGGTTCAAGAGGGTCGATTTTATACGCACAAACTACCCTCCAAAGAGGTTATAACCTTCCTTAAGTATCATGAACGTCAATGTCATCATTAGGTTCTACAGGTTTACAAACCTTAGCCCATAAAAAATTAATTTATTCCAGTAGATAATTTTGCAACTATGATTTGGAATGGTCTAAATTAGTATCCGGGCAATATTGGCTGATGGCTTTTAAATTACTTTTGTATAGTTTTGTCGTGTGAATTACCTTTACATTAAGATTTTAATGATTTATGTTGACAAAATGGGTGACGCACTTTTTAGGAGAGAAAAATGTTAACTGAACTAAATATAAAAAATTTCAAATCAATAAAAATGAGCCAACCAATTGATTTGAATAGATTTTCTATACTTTGTGGTTCGAATAGTAGCGGTAAAAGTTCTCTTATACAGGTTATTTTGTTGATTTGTCAGAGCTTTTCAAACAGATATCAAAATGATTCAATTATTCTCAATGGTCATCTTGTGCGCCTTGGTGCATTCTTGGATATAAAAAATCATTTTTCAGATGATGACGTAATTAATATTTCTTTTACGCTCCCTATTAAAACCACTACTTATAAAGGTCAGGATTCTAAGATCTTTAAGTGTGATCTTTGCATAGGGCTCGATAGCGGGAAAACAGGAGCGGATGAATATCACCCTTTAATCTTATCGAATAAGGTTTCAATTCATGTGTCAGATGGTGAAGGGGGGTATATTGAAACGGATAATATTCAAGTTGAGTATAATAATAATGCTTACGCAAAAGATTGGCCATACTCTGTTATTTCGTTTAAATCATCTGAAATGAATAGAATTGAGGTTGAATATCCAGATTTTGAAGTGTTAGGAACATATCGCGGAGAACTTCTCCCACATTATATTGCATTAAAATTTAATTATGTTAAAAAAATTAGTTCGAATATACTGGATTTTGTAACAAATACTTTAAGCAGCAATAATATTAAAAGTTCGATTACCTATATAGATGAAGAATACCTGGTTTTGCCAAGGGAATTTTTACTTGAGATTTTAAGAATTATCAAAAAAGAACGGCAGGTTATTTATGATTCTATCACTGTGCCAGATAAGTATCTACAGCGCGGCATGATGCATGAAATTAGTTTGAATCTCGAAGAGAATGAATTTATATCTAAATTAAAAGAAGATATAGTGAGAGCAAACTTTAATCTGAGTGCTGATGTATTTCCTGATGCTTTTTTTAATAGAGATAAGATTTCTATAGTTGACTGGCGTGAATTTATAAGCGAACTTGATGATAAAGCGAGAAAGTCATTAATTGATTTAATTACTAGGAATCGACTTGTCTTACAAGATATTTGGTGTGATGCGATGCCTAATAAAACTGACGTTGCTGTCTATAATGCAAAGGAATTCTTAGATGCTGAATACAGCTTAAATATGTATTTCTCTCGCTCAGTTAAATACCTTGGTCCATTACGAATGGAACCTCAAGCATTATATACTTCATTTGGGCATTTAGATCCTAATACTGTAGGACTTAAAGGAGAGTATACCGCTGCAGTTTTACATAAAAATCGCGATAAACATATCGAATATTTATCACCGAGCATAGTTAATGGTAGTTTGGCTTTAAAACCTAAAAGTGAATTATTTAAATATGCGTGTTTGGAATGGTTGTCTTATCTTGGTGTAATTCAAGATTTTAAGACAAGTGATAAGGGTAAATTAGGTTACGAATTAAATGTTAAAATTAATAAAGATGAGGAGTGGCAAGATTTAACACATGTCGGTGTTGGAGTTAGTCAAGTGTTGCCAATAGTTATTATGTTCTTGTTATCTGATGAAGATGATATCCTTATTTTCGAACAGCCTGAGCTTCATTTGCATCCGCAGGTTCAATCGAGATTGTGTGATTTATTTATTGCTATAGCTAGGGCGGAAAGACAATGTATAATTGAAACTCATAGTGAATACCTTATTAATAGGCTAAGATTACGGATAGCACAGGAGATAGATGAAACAATTAAAAATGACGTGTCGATGTTTTTTATCAATAAAGAACATGGCGTTTCTGATTTTAAAATGGTTGAAATTAATAAGTATGGTAGTGTCATTGACTGGCCTGTTGATTTCTTTGATCAGACGGACAGAGAAATAGAACGTATTCTATTTGAAGCTAGCTTGAAAAGAAAAAAAGAGAAAAAACAAATCAAAAGTTTCAGCTTCGAGGTCAAAAATGAACGCCGTGATTAATTTTGAATATTTGGTATCGCCTGCATTAAGTGATGATTTTTATTTCGATAAGGTTGTTGATAATCTAAGGATATTGTCTGAGTTGTTATCTTCCGGTGTTTATTCTATTTATTTAGAAAAAGATATAATTTCAAAAATGCGTTGTCATGATTATTTCCCAAGCGAACGTATTTTTCAGCGTAAAATATCTCAATTAAGAGAGGGGACGGCCTTTTGTTCAAGTGATATTGTTCGTATTATCCATACAATTATAAAACACTCGGAAGAGTTAGAGGAACAACATATTGTTGAATGGCATAAAGAACCAGAAGTTGAGAGTGATATTTTTTCGATTTCGAAGGAGCGAATGAAAGAACTGCATGAAATATATTGCTCGATGGCTGTGGATGGTTTTTTTAATCAATCACAATTAATTCCAATGTATTACCATCCTCTGAATCCACAACTATCTCAAACGATAAGCTTTAAGGGTATTATTAAGGATATCGAGCCTGCATGTATACATATGTTGCCACTGGACTTTTATAACTGCTTAAACATTATATCTAATGTTGATGATGTTTTTGCGGAAATGGATGGCTATGAACTATATAAAAATGCTGATACTGAACTTGAATATAAGTTTGCATTCTATGTCGGTGTTGTTGGTTTAATTAAAAAAAATGCATTGAAAGCGACTATTGATTGGGATGATTTCAAAATTGGCCGATTTTTTGTAAAATCTTTAAAGGAAAATCAATCCTTTCAGGAACAACAATATAGTTCTGTAGTATATAGTTCAATTGTAAATTTATTGGCGGATACAGGTGCGAATGAAATAAAACCCTTTTATACTACAGCAACCAGCAGTGTGCAGAGAAAATCAGGTGATTTCTTGGCGTACAGAGTTCATATAACCAAGGCAGGAAGAGCACTACGATTGCTATTTTGGAAGGATGATTATGAAATGGTTATTTCCAATGTTGGAAATAAAAGTGAACTATTAATCTATGAACCATAGTTACATTGCTTTAAATGAGCGGAAATAATGTGGGTGTTCTGTCAATAAGTGTTCAGAGCGCCTCGTTTCGGTTGAAATAGTACTGTTAGATACGAAGGTGTCAGGTGAAAAAATGTGCAAGACGACAGCTCAGAGACGGAACTTTTGCGTAAAATGGAGTATTTAATGTTATATTCATGCCAGCAAAGACATGAAATCACCTCAAGGCTGAAAAAAACAGTAGCAAAAGCGCAGATCAAGACTTCTTTTGTATTAGGCGAGGTTCCCCATGCCTTTTGATGATGGAAGTTACCTGACATGAGGGCCAAAAGCCACAGCTATGAAGGATACGGGCCTGGCGCTGGAAGAAGCACACCAGAGCTTACCCAACAGCTGGGTATCGAAGCTGAGCGGGGCGCGAACAAACACGCCGCCGCAGCCGTAGAATACAAGAAGAAAAAACCGAAGCCACACTATGCCAAGAGCAGAAAAAAACAACATTTCCGAAGAAATGATTACCAATATTGGCGCATATCTGCGCGTTTGCCGTATCTTTGTCAGTGATGAAGTTAAGCGGTCGGTTGAAGGTGGGCCCGCGTTTGCCATAGTGGCGGCTTGCTCGCAGTGGGTAATGGGTGGTTGCGCGAAGTGAATGTACGGCAGATAGGCGAGATAGATAAACTGACTTCCAAATATAAAGTAGTGCGAAACTTGGTCATAGTCCGGAAGAAGCCTGCTGCTTACTCAAAAGAGTACTGCAGCATTGTGCTGTCCGTAAGCATGGAGCTAAAGTTCAGAAAAATATGGCAGAGGTTAAAGAAAATAAGCAATAATGTACATTTGGAATAAGTTGTAGATGAAGCAATGTACTATGCCATATACTCAAATCTCATATTTGAGTTTGGAGATAGTATAAAATATATAGGAGTAATAAGAACGGAATGATGATGAAAAAAAATCTTAATTTTTCAGAGTGGCTAGGTTTAGTAACATCCGTGTCGGCGCTATATTCTTATATATATTACTATAAGTATTGGAGGTTTTTCGGGATTAATGCTTATGATTACTTCAGCTATATTGATGCTTTACAACATTCGATACCATCAATCATTATGGTATTAACCCTTTCTCAGGCGTTAATTTTGAGTTTTACGTACCATATTTTTTTTGATAGGAAGGCAATTGTTTCGTTTTATAGATATTCATATTTCCTGGCAAAAACAAACCATTATAAAAATGTGCTTAAACAATCTATTGTCTTATTTGTTCTGATTATTTTATTTGATTATTTTTTACGTTGGTTTTTAAATTCTGGAATGTTATCATCAACTGCAGCCTTTATTGTGGTGGTTATTCTATCTATTGTGCTTATAACCGTCGGGGCATTGTCATTTTCGTATTTCTTTATGCTTAATGGTATTCGTCGAGGGGCTGGAATTAAAAACAACTTGATTGTTTTTTATTTTTTTCAAATACCGTTATTGATGTTTTTTTCTTCGTTTAATCTTCCTATGGTTAGCGCATTTTATTTTAAGACACATGAAAATGCTCAAGTGGTCTTCAAAGAAGATGGAGTAATAAAAACAAAAAGGTTATTAGGTATAACTAAGGATTATTTTATTATGATGGATGATGGGAGAGGCATTGTTAGGAAAACAGATGCATTACAATATGTCATTTATAATGAGAATTAATTATGTTTTTAGATAAAGTTTTTTAGTATTGTATTTCAATGATTGAAATATAAATCATTATGCACAGTAATCTTATGATTACAATTAGGAGTTCCAATAGTTGTATCCTGCACAGAAATGCGTAAGTTTGCATTCTTGCTTTTGTTTGTTAACCCGCTATAAGCCCATACTTGGCGGGCTTTGAAGCCGATTACTTGTATGCACGAAAAATGAAAGGATAGCTGCGCGCAGGTGACGGGGGGCAAGCCCCCGCAAGCGGGTCAGGGTAGGGAAGGCGGCAGAATACGCAATTTCACGGGTTCTGCGTCACGGTGAGCGGTGATTTTAGGTAGAGGCATGCCTCGCGCAGGAAAAAAGCAGCGATGCGTAGAGGGCAGCAGATGCGGGATTTTTTAAGCAGAAAAGATGAGGCCAGCGAAAACGCTGGCCTGTTATAGATGGCTGATGTTGTTTAAAGAAACTGAATTTTTCTGGCGGTTATTTCTCAGGGGTAAGCAACGCGTAAGGGTTAAAGCGGATCACTTCTTCTCCGATCCACTCGTTGACCACCTTCAGCGCTTCCATCACGGGTGTCAGTTCGTTGATAGCGTAGACCCGAGCGGCTTTCTCGATATCCCCAAATGATCCGTTTCCCTCTGGCATGGCGCCCATCAGCTGCGGCGGGATACGGTGCGCTGCGAGTATGTCGTCACGTGTGGCGTTCTTAATGTTGATAAACTCATCTTTCGCCGTGATCTGCTGGAAGGGGAGGATTTGTACGCCGTCTTTGCCGCCGCCTGGCGCATGCAGCAGCAGATTTTTAAATGCGCCTTTCCCACGTGCACCGGTCAACGTCTCTTTGACTGCCTTCATGCTTTTATCGTCAACCTGTCCAGCGCCAATATAGACGATACATCCAGCATGCGATCCGTTGTCGTAGTACAACTTACGGAACATGTCAGCGGAGTGGGCCAGGCTGGCGGCCAGCAGTGCTGCCATATATTCCGGCATACCGTAGACCTCCTGATTAATATCAGGGTTCAGAACGTGACAAACCGTTCCTGATTTGAATGTGTGCTCTTCTTTCCAGCGCCGGATAAACCAGTATTGATCGAGATCTGTGCTCCCACGCCGGGTGTACTTCGCAAGAGAGTGTTTGAAGGGAAGCGGGCCGCCCAGGCGATTACGCGGCAATTCGAGATAGGCATTGCCAAACGTGAACCAGTCCAGCGCAAACGCGGAAAAGGTCTGGCGATTGAGCAGTTTGTGCGGGATAAAACAGCCGGTGAGCACATTACGTTTGAAATACAACGCCGACTCATGCCAGGCGCTCTGGCGCGGAGCTTTAGCCAGTCCGTAAAAATCTACTGGTGTCTCATAGTATCGCCCGTTATCCATGCAATAGAGATTGTCCAGCAAATCGGCCATATCCCGCACGGGATAAGGGCCGTCAAAGCTGAACGCTGTCAACGCGGGATCGGCCTTCAGTGACTCCACAATGTCAGGGCCGGCGGTGCTGGCTATCGGCTTTTTTCCGTATTTCTTTTTCAAAGTTACCATCCCATTGCGAAACCACCGCCGCCACTTTCCTGGCCCAACGGTTCATTAATAATCGAAAGCATGGTTGCCCACGCCATATCACCATGGCTTACGCCGCGCGATCGGTCCGTTTCGTAAGTGATGAAACCGCCGGGCGTAACAACTTTGCGAACAGAGTTAAAGGCTCTGACCAGGCCCTGCTCGCTGCGGTCATATTCCCAGCGGCCGGCGCGGATGACCTGCAACATTTTGAGGACAAGGGCGCGCTTGGAAGAGAGGCTCATCTGGTAGCAAATAGCCGCCGGGAACCAATTTTTAACAATCTGCCAGACCGCCTCCCCGACGCCTTGTCCGTCGATGGCGATGTGAGTGACGTTGTAGCGCTCGGCAGCCTCTTTGATGACCGCCGCCTGCTGCTCAAACTCCAGCCCTCGCAGTTGCTTCAATTCAACCGTGCGAAACCGGCCGCCAGCCACAAGGGGAGGGACAGTAACGGACAGAGCACCGGCATCACCATTGCCGCTGCCGCCGTTGGCGTCGTAGCCCAGCCACACCTCACGTTGGCCCATAGGGCGACTGGCGAACGGTTTCCAGTCGGGCCAGTCGTCATACCCGTCAGCGCCGCACCCCAGTAACTGGCTAAGATTGAACGCGCTTTCGCCGTCTTTGACGAACTCGCACATGTACAGGTTTTCAAATTCATCGGGGCTGTTTTCGTCCCTGATTTCATCAATGTCGGTGTAGTCCCAGCCGTTGTTGATAGCGTCCTGAATAGTGACGATCTGCCGCCACGTTTTATCCGGGTAAAGCACGCCGCTATGGGTTTTCTTCCAGGACACGTCGAAATCAACGCGCTGTGCTTTAGGCCGTTTCGCATTCCATCGATCGCCGGTCCAGAACTGATAGGCTTCATGGCTTTCACTCGATGGCGTGGAGAAGTACGTGCGAGTTAAGCCTTTTAGCGTTGCCATGGCTCCGGCAACCTTGCGCAGGTTGATAAAGTTTCCTGTCCAGAAAAACTCATCAAATCGCAGGTGGCCGGTGTACGACTGCGCCGTCGCCGCCGACGTCCCGAGAAAATGCAGCTCTGCGCCGTTTGACAGCGTGATTTGCTCGCCGCCTTTAAGTTCGACGTCCACCTCTTCAGCCGCTTTGCGGATGAAGTTGCGGAACTGTAGCGCCTGCTTTCGTGATGCTGACAGAAAGATTTGGTTGCGCTGGTAGTCGTGCTTAACGTCTGTTCTCAGTGCGCCCAGCAATGCCTCGCGGGCAAAGTACCAGGTTGCCCCAATCTGCCGTGATTTGAGGATCATCCGGTTACGCTGATCTCGTTGTTCGTACCAGCCGCGCTGATGCCATGCGAGAGAGTCGAGAATTTTTAAGCGCAACGCCTCGATCTGCTCCTCGGAGAAGTGGTTTTTCTTCTTGCGACGACTGGTTTTTTTTACGCCGGTGATAGTGGAGGCCTGCCCGGTATCTAGCTTTTTCAACTGCCGGGTTAACAGATCAATCTCTTTGAAATCGCCACTGGTTTTATTGTCCTTCGCGCTCAGCTGGCAGAGACGAGTATCAATGGATTGCGTCACCCGTTTGATAGGCGTTGTGTCGTCCCACTCGTCACGCTTTTTCCACGAATAAACCGTGTTTGAGTTGATACCCATGAGTCGCGAAATTTCGGCGGGCGGGTAACCCTGCCAGTAGAGCTGCTTTGCCCTCAATCGAATAAACGCATCCTGAATCATCACTTCCCCCTTTTGAGCAGGGAGATTACCTGCGCGCGATCCCCGCGGCTCGGGCTTTCAGGTCTGACCGTTCTCCGACAACAAAACCGCGTGGCGCCGGGCTTTTAGGCTCTGCGATGATGCAGCGACTGACATAAATCAACAGGATAAAACGACATGGCCAGCACGACTAAACCCGCCCGCAAAAAGTTTCGCGTTGCGGTTTCCGGCGCCACCGTTGACGGGCGCGAGATCCAGCCGCAGCACCTCCGCGATGCGGCGGCGAGCTACAACCCGGACGTTTACGGCGCCCGCGTAAACGTGGAGCACTATCTCTCCATGCTTCCTGACAGCAATTTTGGCGCCATGGGGGATGTTGTGGCATTAAGCGCGGAGGATATCACCGAAGGGCCGCTGGCCGGTCGTACGGCGCTCTATGCCGAGATCGACGCGTCGGCACGAATGAAGCAGCTCACCGATGAAGGAAAAAAAATCTATTCCAGTATTGAGCTGCATCCGCAGTTTGCCCTTAACGGCAAGGCGTATGTGGTCGGCCTGGCGATGACCGACACTCCGGCAAGTCTGGGGACTGAGCGCCTTAAATTTGCCGCGCAGCAGCGCGCGCAGGTGATGGCGTTCAATAACCAGCAGATCGAGGCGCCGCTGTTCTCTGATGCGCTTGAAGCTGAAGTGATCGAACTGGCAGCTCATCGTAGCGAGGAGAGCGTCAACTGGTTCAACCGCGTGATGGGCATCCTTGGCAAAGGCCAGAAAACCGACGATCAGCGTTTCAGTCAGTTGCATCAGGTTGTTGAAGCCGTTGCTCAATCTCAGGCAGACCAGATTGACCGGTTCAGTGCCCTGGAACAGAACCGCCAACAGGATAAAGCCACCATTCAGCAACTGACCAGCGAACTTAACGAGCTGCGCGGTCAGCTTCAGCTCCAGCCCGCAGAAAATTACAGCGCACGACCGGCGGCAACCGGCAACAGCAGCGCGCAGCTTGCAGACTTCTAAGAGGTAACCATGGAAAACCAGACCCGCGAACTATTTGATAAGTACATTGTGCGCCAGGCACATCTGAACGGTGTCTCACCCTCAGCCGTTGCCAATCGTTTCAGCGTCGATCCGACTATCCAGCAAAAACTGGAACAGGCCGCCATGGAGTCGGATGACTTCATGAAGCTGGTTAACCACTTTGGGGTTAAAGAGCAGGAAGGGCAGAAAGTAAAAATTGGCAGTAAGGGACCGATGGCGAGCACCAATAACAGCTCGGACGGCACCAACCGCCGTAACCCTGCACCGAACCATAACAAAGAGCCGCAGAACTACCACTGCCGCAAAACCAACTATGACTATGCGCTTTCATATGCGGAGCTGGACGCGTGGGCCGGTCACCCTGAATTTCAGTCATTAATCAGTAATGCGATGGCTCGTCAGTTGGGGCTGGATCGCCAGATGATTGGCTTTAATGGCACGCATTACTCTGAAAACTCCGACCGCACGACCTACCCGTTATTGCAGGATTGCGGCGTTGGCTGGCTGCAAAAAATCCGCAATGAAGCGCCGCAGCGCATTATGCCGGGTATCACGCTGACTTCCCGTGATGAGAATAACTCGGTGATTGCGTCTGGCACATACGGCAATATTGACGCCGCCGTGCTTGATGCGCGCCACAGCCTTATGGATCCCTGGTTCCGCCGCGCTCCCGGCCTGGTGACTGTGCTCTCGTCCGATCTGCTGTTGAAAGTGAACCTGCCGAAAGTGAACGCGCTCAGCCAGTCCAATCCGAATACCGAACTTCTGGCCGCGCAGCTCATTGTCAGCCAGGAAAAGATCGGCGGCCTGCCGACGGTCTTTGTCCCGGGCATTCCTGAAGACGTCGTGCTCATCACCAACCTGAAAAACCTCTCTGTGTATTACCAGAAAGGCTCCCTGCGTCGCTCTATCCGCGAAGAGCCGCACTACAACCGCGTGGCGACTTACCAGTCCAGCAATGATGACTATGTCATTGAAGAGTACGGCATGATTGCCATGATCGACGGCGTGACATTCGCCTGATAATCCCCATCACATGGCGGGCAGCAAGCCCGCCCAGGAGAATGAACCCATGCTGACACCGGCACAAAGACACTTTCAGAAGGTCATGGCAGAGAGGCGGGGCATCAGTGATGAGCGTGACGCGGAGACGCGCACCGCGCATGAGCAGATCCTCTTTCGCCTGCATATGCATAAATCTTCGCTAAGCCAAATCCAGTCCCGCCAGGCGAAGGCCGCTGTAAAGGCCAGCATCCTTCCTGAGTTTCAGGGATGGATTGACGGCACGATCGAGGGCGACAGCGGGCGCGCGGATCCGGTCATCACCACGCTGATGGTGTGGGCGGTGGACTGCTCCGACTATGCGCTGGCGCTGCGTATCGGGCGCTATGTCGTTAAGCATGGCCTGAGCATGCCGGATGACAACTATCGCCGCCCGGCACCCACGGTACTGGCCGAGGAAATCTGCAATCCCATTCTGAACCTCGCCACCACGGACGCCGGAGCCGATTTGTCAGGCTATATCCCCATGCTGGACGAGCTGGCCGAAATTGTGGCTGACAGTGATATGCCGGATGAGGTCCGCGCGAAGCTGTGCAAGGTGAGGGCGTTTTGCCGTCGCGACACGGAAGACGCGGAAACCAAAGGCGAAGCGCTGAAACTCTTCCGGGAAGCCATGAGCCTGAACCCGGGTGCCGGTGTGAAACGGGAGATCGCTTCTCTGGTCAGCGCTTTGAAAAAGGCGCCGCAGACCAGCGCGGCAAGTGGTGATGCGGAAGATGAGACTTCATCCAGCGATACAGCAGCAACCGAAACACCCGCAACAGAAAAAGCAACACGAACGCGCAAGCAGACGAAAACGGCGGCCGGCACTCAAAAAGCCACCCGCAAAACGGCGGCAAAAAAGACAACGAAAACCGCCACAAAGTAAACGCCTGAGCGTAATGAACTGGCCCCGCGCCACAGGCGGCGCGCCCGGCGATCTGCCCGTGAAGCGGTCTTTTTACCGGACGCCCACCGCCTGACCTACCGGAGAAACGACGATGAGTTTTATCGCACAGCGCCCCGTCAGACCTGCTGACAGTGATGTGACAGACGTGGACGACGGCGGCGCACAGATTGCCATCGGCACTTTCTGGCCGACGGTAAAACTCCACGATCTGCGCCTGGCTGCCCGCATCGCCGGTGACATTACAACATCCCGATTAATGCATATGGCAACGGAGGCCGCGCTGCATGTCGCGGATCAATTGAAGGACTGGCGCAAGCAAAGGGAAGCGGAAGGTGCGGAATCTCTGGCCTCTGTGCTGCTGACTTCTGTCGGTGAACCTGTCGAGCAGATTAACGGCGAAAGCGCAAAAGTTTACCGCTTCCGGCGTGCGGTCTACTCCTTCACGCGCGCCAGCGTACTGGAGGGTTACAGGGATGTTGGCACCACGCCAAAAGGTGACAAAGACGCCGAAGCCCTGGACAGGCAAATAGATGATCTCTGGCGGGACGGGCGCTGGAGTATCGCTGACATTCGGGAAGAAGCCCGGATCTATGCGGAGCTGTTCTGATGAAAGTCAGGGCGCTGCAAAACGACACGGTTGATCAGCTTTGCTGGCGTCATTACGGCAAAACCGCAGGTGTCACGGAGAAGGTGCTCGAAGCCAATCCGGGACTGAGCAACCAGATATTTTTGAATGCCGGGCAGGAGATCGAAATGCCCGTGATAACCAGCGAGGTGGAACGGGTAACCGTCCAGTTATGGGAATGACTCTGGATCGTATTAACGAATATTTTGCGTTTGCAACATCCGCCCTGGTGACCGGCGTGGGCGTCATGACCGTCAGCGAAAAACTGGCGCTGGCTGGCCTTCTTCTGGGGATTGTTTCCGCCGTCCGGCTGGCGATTCACCGCCGCCGCATTGAGCAGGCCAGCCAGCGCCGTAACGATTTGATCGAGCAGATTCTCCGCCAGGCGCAAACCCGCAACCTGTCGGACCGCGAGCGGCAGTTGCTGGAGCAACTGCACGGAGACAAACCTGCATGAAGAACATCATCAAAAAATGTTCGATTGCGGTGATAGTGGCTCTGGGCATTTCGCTGGCGCCCGGGAGCGTCAGAACATCGAAAGAAGGGCAGCAGAAAATTGCAGGTTGGGAAGACTGCCGCAGCACGCCTTATTACTGCACGGCGGGGGTGTTGACGGTTGGCATTGGCTCCACGGGCGGCGTGGAAAACCGCGAATACAGCAACCAGGAAATAGCGCGGCGCTGGATCAACGATCTGCAACGGGCGGAGAACTGCATCAATAACAATTTCCATGGTGCCGACATGCCGCAACTCACCTTTGAGGCTATGACGGATGCGGCCCTGAATCTGGGCTGCACCGGGCTGATGTGGTTCACCGATAAAAACGGACGCAAGCAGAGGACCACGATCTGGAAGCATGCCCAGGCCAGACAATGGCCGCAGATGTGCAACAGGCTGACTGATTTCGTCAATGTGGGCGGTAAGCGCTCCGCCGGCCTGGTTAACCGGCGCAATGATTTTAAAGCCTGGTGCCTGCTGGGCCTGAGTACGCCGTCATGAGGGCGGGCAGTGTGATTGTGATGCTTGTCCTTCTGGCTGCTGTCTGGTGGCAGACCGACCAGCTGAGCGAGGCCCGGACCCGCAACAAGCTGCTGACCGAAACGGCGACCGGTTACGACCAGGTTATTCAGGAAGTGAAGGCGACCGCCATACAGACCCACAAATTACTGGCAGAGGTGAAAGTCCGTGAGCAACAGCGTAATGCAGAAGGGGAGCACCGACGTGAAGCAATGCAGGCCGCGTTCAATGGTGACGCGTGCGCTGTTACTCCTGTGCCTGACGCTGTCAGTCGCAGCCTGCAAAAACGCGCCGCCCGCGCCGGTCATTCAGCTGGTCCGTGAACCCGTCCCGGAGAGTCTGACCGAAGAGACACCACGCCCGGCGCTGGATAAGCCAGTGACCTGGGGCGCGGTGGCGATATTCAGCGACAGGCTGATGGATGCGCTTGATGCCTGCAATGCTGACAAAGCGGCGATCCGCCAGTGGGACAGCCTGCGCCAGAACACCCGAAAGGAGCCATAAATGCTGAAGATAAACACACTCCGCGCCGCCATAGAGAAAGCAAACACCTGGTGCCGGGCGAACCCGGAAGCCTGGACGGTGTTTGTTGAAGAGGGTGGCATTGAAACCACCGGTGAAACACCGTCTTTCATGTATCGCTATTCTCTGGTGCTGTTCGTCATGAACTACGCCGGGAGCATTGACGACTTCACGCTGCCGCTGATGGCTTGGCTCTGGTTTAATCAGCCCGATCTGCTGCTGAACCCGGATAAAAACCAGCAGATAAAATTCACCACACTGATTAACAACGACGACACCGCCGATCTGATGTTTGAGCTGCCGGTGCGTCAGCGGGTACTGGTTCAACTGGATGAAAACGGCGTGCCGTGCGCCGAGCATTTGCCGGAGCCGCGCCCGCGCGTGCTGGCCCCCCACGCCATAGGCTGGGGGCTGGTATTTGAAGGCATGCTTCAGGAGGCCGGAGCGTGAGCGATCGGATGTTCAGCGAGCTGGATCAGGTCTTTCAGGACATTCTCGACGGCGTCAGCCCGGCGGGGCGCACCCGTACTGCGCGCAAAATTGGTCTGGCATTGCGCCGTAGTCAACAACGCCGCATCGCATCACAGAAAAACCCGGACGGCAGGCGCTACACGGCACGCCGCCGCAAAGTTTACCGCACCCAGCAGGGGATCAAGTTCGTCTGGAATAATGAGGTCCGGGCGCTGAAAAACTGGCGGGGCGGGCGCGGTAAATATGGCCGGACAATCACGGGCTTTGATGAGAAACGCAGCGGTATACGCACCTTCTACCGGGCCGACATCGAGCGCTATCTGGAAATCAAAACGCAATCAGCGACGCAGACAGAGACAAAAAAAGCGCCGATGTTTACCCGCCTGCGCACCCTGCGTTTTATGAAAGTCAGACCGGACGCGGGCGGCGTCACCGTAGGATTTGATGGCATCGCCGCGCGCATTGCCCGTATTCACCAGTACGGCCTCCAGGATGAAGTTGGCCCGGGCGCTTACGCGCAGTACCCTGCGCGCGAACTGCTGGGCATGACCCCGGCAGACCTGATCGCTACGGAAAACGCCGTTATCAGCAGTCTGGGCGGTGCGTCATGAATGCCGAACTGATGCGCCTGCTGGAAAACATTCTGCGCCAGGGTGTGGTGGAGCAAATCAGCGCCGACAAGAAAGCGGTGCGCGTTCGCTCCGGCAGGCTGCTGACCACATGGATCCGCTGGAATGTCACCCGCGCCGGGGCATTCAGCATCTGGCTGCCTCCCTCGATAGGGGAGCAGGTCTGGATCGGTTGCCCGGGCGGCAACCCTGAGAACGCATTTGTGATTGGCTCTGCATATAGCGCAGATAATCCGCCAACGGGCAGCAGCCTGCTGGAAATCATCATCACCGCACCGGATGGCGCTCGCCTGCATTACGACGCTGCCGCCGATGCCGGAGCACTGGCCGTGACCGGCATTAAAACCGCGCATATCCAGGCCGAGACCCGCGTCACGCTGGATACGCCGGAGGTGGAATGCACAAACCACCTCAAAACACGCACTTTCGAACTGACCCACGGCGGCACGATGGCCGGTGATGTGTTCCATTCCGGCGGCGTGTTGCAGTCAAACGGGATCACCGTACATGAACATAAACACGGTGGCGTGCAGTCTGGTGGGAGTACTACAGGAGGCCCGCAATGACAGCCAGTTACACGGGGATGAACCCTGAAGGCACCGGTTCGCTGACCGATCACGATCAGCTCTGGCAGTCTGTGACAAAAATCCTCACCACGCCAACAGGCTCTCGTGTGATGTGCCGGGACTTTGGCAGTGTGGTACCTGATTTACTCGATGCGCCACAAAACGCCGTCACCCGCATGCAGCTGATGGGCGCCACCGCTATCGCGCTGGCGCAGTGGGAGCCGCGGATCAGCCTGACTACCGTCAACGTGGTGTTTTCGGAAACAGGCGCAGTGACCGCCGAGCTGAGCGGGACCATCACGGAAACCATGACAGAAACCAGCAACACCATCAGGTTAAGGAGCTAGTGTGCAAACGTCCGTCGATTTATCTCAGATCCCACAACCTGATATCGTCGAGGTGCCGGATTTTGAAACGGCGCTGGCTGATATCCGGGCGCTTATCGTGGCGGCCATGCCTGCGGAACTTCAGGCTTCTGTGTCTGCTGCGCTGTTGCTGGAATCTGAACCGATGGCGGCACTGGCTCAGGCATTCACCTATCGCGAGATCCATCTGCTGCAACGCATCAATGAAGCCGTGCGCGCGGTGCTGCTTTCCAGCGCCCTGGGGGCGGATCTCGATCAGGTCGCCGGGAATTTTGATACTGAACGCCTGCTGATTACCGAAGCCACCGACGAGGCGGACGCCGTATATGAAAGCGACGAAGCGCTGCGCGGCCGCACGCTGCTCTCATGGGCGCGCCTGAGCACGGCGGGCGCCAGAAATGCCTATCACTATTTTGCGCGAGGTGCGGATGCGGATGTGCTCGATGTGCGCGCCTATGGCCCTGAAACCCATAACCAGGAAGGACGCGTTTTTCTCTACGTGCTGTCACGTACCGGAGATGGAACTGCCCCGCAGGCGCTGCTTGATAAAGTCCTGTCAGCGGTAAACCCGGAAGACGTGCGTCCGATTACGGATTATGTGGCTGATTATGTCCGCTCCGCTGTGATTGTGAGTTATCAGGTGGTTGCTGATATTTACGTCCCTTATGGCGTAGACACCGCCACGGTGCTGGAAAAAGCCACCGCAGCACTGAACGAATACACTGCCTCTGTGCATCTTATCAACGCCACCGCTGCACGGTCAGGCATAGACGGGGCGCTGCATCAGGACGGCGTTGTTACCGTCGATTTGCATTCACCCGTCGCCGACGTCGTTGCGACGATGGGCGAAGCCCCGCATTGCACCTCCGTTAAAATCAATCTTGTGGTGATGGACTATGACCGCTAATTATCCCGCCAGCATTCTGCCACCCAACGCCACCGCCGTGGAACGGGCCATAGACAGGGCCAGCGCCGCCGCACTGGAGAGGTTGCCGGTATATCTGATCCGTTGGGTTAAAGATCCGGACAGTTGCCCGCTGGCGCTGCTGCCGTGGCTGGCGTGGGAATATCAGGTTGATACCTGGAATATTAACTGGTCAGAACAAAAGAAACGCGATGCGATCAAGCGCGCCCACTACATCCACCGCCATCGTGGTACGGTCGCCGCCGTCCGTCATGCCCTGGTGGACAGTCCTTTCGGGACGGATATTGTTGAATGGTTCAATCAGAACCCGAAAGGGGATCCGTATACCTTTCGCCTGAACGTGTATCAGAACGATTTGCCGGTGACGGAATACGACCAGCAGGATCTAAAACTGGCGGTGCTGCGCGCCAGGAATCTGCGCAGCTGGTTTTCCGTTCATGTATTTGGCCGACTTCAGGGAACCTCGTATGCGGCCGGTTACATGTACGCCACGGAGAAAATCACGCCGCGCTTTGTCCCGTTGCAGGTGGTTTTATCCCGCTACGAGCTGAATCTGGCCCCCGGGGACGCGGAAACGGTCACGGTGACAATTCTCCCCGAATACGCGGAAGATAAAACCTTTACGGTAACTACATCGGATCAAACAATCGCGACCGCCCGGATAGTAAACGGCGATATTCTGGTTACGGGCATGAAGCGAGGTACCTGTTCGATCACCGTTACGACGACTAATGGCGTCAGTGCGGTGATCAGCATAAAAGTGGTCGCGGTAATGAAGTTCATTACCCGCATCGACAGTGCAACCAGGCCAATATTCTTTGCTCATATGGACGAGGGTTTCACGGTTGACTATGGCGACGGCATTGACAGCCGGGACTACCGTTTCGATCCCGCCAGTGAAGCTTCAGGTTGGGTTATTCCTACACGTGAATTAGTACAGGGAAAGGAATACACCATCACGGTTAAGAACACGGAAACCGCCTGTCTGCGCAGCCGTTTATCTAACTATTCTTCGAAACTGAACCCTGTTGTGGAATTGATTAGTGTTACAGGGGAAAGAGGTCATCTTTCAGGGTTCGCTTTGGATACCACCGGATTAATGGCTATTCGTCCCGGAGCATTTGACGATTTGCCAAACGTGAATAACTGCAAAAATATTTTTACCAACTGCTCGTCGCTTGCAGGTATTCCGGCATCGTTGTTTTCTCGCATGAAGATAGAGGATTTTTCAGACGCATTCAGAGGGTGTACATCGCTTACTGAGGTTCCATCGGGGCTATTTGCAAACCAGCCTGATGCGATCGACTTCTCATCGGTATTTGCAGGCTGCACCGGCCTGATCAGTATCGGCAATAATCTGTTCCACAGCTGTGTATCTGCGGTGAATTTCAGTTACGCGTTTGATGGTTGCTCAATGCTTGCAAATATCGGCACGGGAATATTTACAGGATGCGGTTCAGCAGGGACATTCTCTTATAGCTTCAGGGCGTGTAAAAATCTTCTTGTCTTGCCTGCTGATATGTTTGCGGATGTTCCGGGCGGCGCATTCACCGGCGTATTCCAGAATTGTACGGCACTGACGGCAATTCCCGCCAACCTGTTTAAAACATGTTCTGAAGCGAATCATTTTGGCGGTGCATTCACTGGCTGTTCGCAGCTTCTTTCTGTTCCTGCCGGTCTGTTTGCAGGTCTGTCGAAAGTCACCTATTTCGGGACAGTCTTTTCTGGTTGCAGTTCGCTGAAAACGGTCGGCGCGGGTTTATTTGCCGGGTGCAGCCAGGCGCAGACATTCGCCTCTGCATTTTACAGCTGCCGCTCTCTTGAAACTGTAGCGAAAGATATTTTCAGCGGCTGCGTAGAGGTGACGACCTTTGCCAGTACGTTTTATGGGTGCAGCAGCCTGACGGCGCTCCCGTCTTTTACTGACTGCGCGAAAGTCACCACTTTCTCATACGCTTTTGCTAACTGTGGATCGCTCACGAAAATTGATGCTGATGCTTTTGCTGAGAAAGCGCTGGTAACGACATTCACATACGCTTTTGTAAACTGTACTTCGCTGGTTTCTGTGGAGGACGGTGCATTTCGGGGATGTAGCGCGTTAACCAGCCTGGGCTATACGTTTTCAGGTTGCCGCTCTCTGGTTTCTCTCGCGGGAGATATGTTTGCCGGTTGCGCCAAAGTGACAGCCGTCGATTTCTTGTTCGAAAAGTGCTCCGCGCTGGCTGGACTGCCAAAACAACTATTCAGCGACATGGTGTCCCTGAAAGGCATGGGATCGACATTCCGGGATTGCACTGCACTGATCGCGCTACCATCCGGCCTGCTCGATGGTTGCGTTAATCTTACTTCGTTAACGCTGACATTCTCGGGTTGTACCTCACTGGCGGTATTGCCCGGCGATTTGCTGAAAAACAACATTCTGCTGTCCGGTGCCGGATCGACGTTCTTCGGTTGCACCTCACTGGTAAATATTCCGCCGACGCTGTTCGCGTCCTGCTCGCTTATTACCTCGTTTGGCGCCACGTTCCAGAATACCGGCGTGGAGGAAATACCGGAAAACCTGTTCAGCGGCAACCCGCTGGTGACCTCTTACGGCCAGACTTTCAGGGGCTGTAAAAACCTGCGCTCAGTGCCAGCCGGTCTTTTTGCCGCCAGCATAAGTGCCACGGTATTCACGAATGTCTTTTCGGAATGTAGTGCGCTGGAAATCGTCGGGGCGGGATTACTCAACACCACGGCGGTAACGACGGTGGGTTATCTGTTTGACGGCTGCGCGTCATTACACAGCGACGTTAACACGATATTTAATCTTGCGAGTTACCCGGAGATTGTCACCACAACGGCAATATTCAGGAGCTGCGCATTACTGGCCGGCAAAGGCCTGGCATTTATGGGCAAAGTGCCGAACGTCACCGCGCACTATTACGCGTTTTATGCATGTGCAGGCCTGGACGATTACGACGATTTACCCGGCAACTGGATAACGAACAAACTATGAAAACATTCAATCAATTAAAAAGCCTGATCGACTTTTGTCAGACCGATGCGTTTTTCCTGGAACACTTGAACCGGCTTCAGATCGCTGGCGTGATTTATCTTGATGAAGGCGATATCGATGCTGAGCGCAAGACTGTGAGTGATAATTTTTATGATCGACTTGCCAGTGTGTACGGCATTGAGCCAGAAACGAAAAATGAGGAGGCATAATGGCCACGGGACTGACACTAACCACGGCGGGCGCCGCCGAAATCGAGGCCGCGTATCAGGCGGGGGAGGTTGTGCATATTACCTCCGTGCTGATCGGCGATGGTGGCGGCGTGACAGTGCCGACCGATCCCGATGACCTGGCGGCGGTGACGGCGCTTTTTGGACAGTTTGGCCGTGAAACCTTTGACTCTGATTCAAGCAATGAGGGGGTTATCAGCGGTCAGATTGTTATCAACTGCCGGGATTATCCGGGTAAAACGCTCAGAGAGGCGGGGCTGGTCAGTGCTAAGGGTACGCTCATTGCTTACGGCGTGTACCCGGCGACGTACCTCCCGGCGCAATCTGATTCCATCATCAAAGAGATCATTCTGACTCTGGTGCTGACGCTGACGCATAGCTCAAATGTGCAGCTCGTTATCGATCCGGCGCTAGCCACGATCACGCAGGAAACAGGTGATAAACGCTATCTCCGCCGTGCCCTGAACCTGTCAGATTTAGCCGACCTTGGCGAGGCGCGGGAAAATCTGGGGCTGGGGAACTCAGCGACACGGAATGTGGGCGCCGAGGTGGGAACAGTAGCCGCGGGGGATGATTCGCGCATCAACGGCGCGCTGCAAAAAGAGAACAACCTTTCTGATTTAGACGACGCTGGAGAGGCACTTACGAATCTGGGGCTGAGCAGTAACGGCGAAGGATTCAAGGCTATCGTTGACGCTTTGTTTTACGTTGGGATTGTTCTTTCAGGCGAAAAAAGCCCGGCTGAGCGGTTCCCTTGGCAGACATGGGCTGATTTAAGCGAAACCTTTGCTGACAGGGTGGTACGGATTGGTTCTCAGTATGGTGTGACCGGCGGGAGTAACAAGGTAAAACTCGAAGCTGATAATCTGCCACCGCACTGGCATCGTTCTGGTGACAGATCCCCCGGGGCAACATGGGATCCGACCACAACACATGGAACAGATAACCAGAAAAGTGGCCCGCTGGCTCTTACTGAGGGAACTTACGTAGACAAACAGGGACTGGCTGAAAGCCATAACAAAGTGGTAGACGTGACAAACGAGTATGTCTCTCTATGTATGTGGAAACGCATCGTATAAAAAGCGGTCATTACTTATCTTAGTTCAGACTTCAACTGATAGTTTTCGTGAGGAACTCGCAAGCTTGCTCTGAGCGAGAAGATGACTGATTTAATCTTTACAGAATGATGACAAAAGACTGTAACATATGCATTACTAATAGTAATGTATAGTGATCAATAGAGCTTTATATTGTTGTTTTATAGAAAAAATATGTTGACCTTACTGTTAGAATAAGAGACGTTATCGAATAAATACTCAACCCAACAACATACCACTTGATCTATAGAGGTTTTAACTATGGATATAGAAAATGAGTTAACAAGAAAAATCCTTGACCCAATTCATGGTATTATCCGTTTGACTGCTTTAGAGATAGAGTTTATCAATCACCCACTTTACCAGCGCTTACGTAATATCAAACAAAATTCTTTTTTATATAAAGTATTTCCTTCGGCGGTTCATAGCCGATTTGAGCATTCCTTAGGAGTGCTTCATTTATCTAATGAGATACTTAAGAATTTGCATCTTAATACTATTCGTTATGGAAAAAAATATGATGATGGGCATGTTTTTAATGCGGTAAGTCTTATTCCAAAGCACAATGTTCAGGAGTTGAGACTTGCGGCTTTGATGCATGATATAGGTCATGGACCGATGTCCCATCAATTTGATATTTTTATGCCCACAAAAAAAGAACTAATTGAGTTCTTGGATAAGAAATATCATAAGGTTCTTGATGTTTTAACCCAAGAAAATGATCAGGTTGAACATGAGCACTTATCTTTGATATTTTGTCTTGTTATATTTAATGATCTAAAAAAACGATCGCAAGTAAGCGAAGAAATAGATGTGGAAAATATATTTAAGATAATAGATAAAAAATATGGTAATCAACAGATTCTGACAAAGGTCTGTAATAAAGAAGTTGACATTCTTCCGTTGATGACATCTATAATATCATCATGTCCAATAGATGCAGACAGAATGGATTACTTGCTCAGAGATAGTTATTTTTCTGGTGTAAAATGCGGTCTATATGATTATAATCGTTTGTTCATGTCCATTGTGCCTGTAGAAGAAAATGACAAGATATATCTTGCCTATAAAGAAAGTGGGCTTGATTCTATCGCTGAATTTATTGGTGCGCGCTCCAGTTTATTCTCTCAGGTCTACTTTCACAAAACCAACAGAGCATTTTCCTCTATGCTAAATAAATTATGTGAGGTTATGATAGGTAAGTCCAATAAAAATTTAATAATCTCAGATATTTATGAGGGTTCTGCATCCGTACCGGGTCCTGATGATGGTATTAAACCACTAACAGATTTTTATATAGATTGTAGTGATGACTATTTCTTAAATGAAAAGGTTGCAAAGTGGGTCGACGAAACCAAAACTGTAGACATAAATAAAAAAATATTAGGCGATATTATTAATAGACATCCGTGGTCAAAGATTTATGAGGCTAAGCATTCACTTAAAAATGCAAGTATTACGGATAAAGACAATGGAGAGTTAAGGAGGAAAATACAGGCTAGATTACAGCCTATTTTGGGAGCCCATTTTCAATCACATGAATACTTTATTGATGTTGTATCTGATACAGCATTCAAAGATATTGATAAGACCGAGATTAAACTTCTAATTAAAAATGTTGATAATACATATAAAATAAAATCATTGAGTGAATGTGGTGATAAGTTAGACCAGTATCAAAGTATAAAGTACTTTATTCGTGTATTCATTGATCGTGATTTGAAAGGGAAAGTATCCTCTAATATAATCAAAGAGATTAATAATGCCGTCATGGAAGAAGTGACGCCTTCCTAAATAAGTTGAAATAATCATTATCAGTTACTGCTGTCATTTGAGCAGATAACTGATAATGATACTGATGTGATGGATACCTTGTCGACTAGTTTCTCCAAAGCAACTTACAAAGAAAAAGTGAAAGCAGCAACGAGTTGTGTTAAAGAACAGTTCAAACCTGAAATTACTCAGGAAAAGATAACTTAGGTATATATGTCGTAAATTAGAAATCTAATAGCACTAAGTACAGCAATTGTCTGAAGGATTTTTACAGACTTTGTTTGTCGTTATTATGTATGTCAGGAGTGATTATGCTGTAACTCAGGGCGTAAGATCGCTAAGGGCATCTAGACCCGTATTAAACGCTGTTTCAGCACCATCCTTCAGCGTTGCCATCAGGTTGCTCACAGAGGCACTTTGCAGCCGCTCCCTGATATCTTCATCAACCCTCTGCAACGAGAGTGTGAACTCTACTTTTTTCGCCTTACCATAGCGATCGAACTCCTGATGCGTTTCCTGCAACCCCGTGATGACATACATCCCGTAAATGGACCCGATGCCATCAATCAGTGGCCAGGCCAACCCTGTGTAGGCCATCGTTGAAACTGCACCCAAAGACAGGTTGCCGCCAGTGATTTCAGGATACAGCAATCCACCCAGCGTCAGTTGGTTCTCACCTGCGCCAACGTACTGCCATCTTGCGCTCCTGCCCACACGATCATTTTTAACGTGCCGCCAGTTACGGGACAGCTGCAATTGCTGATAGGGCAGTGTCCTGAGTTCAAATACAAATAGTCCGTAAGCGTCATCTCAGTACCGTCTGTTGAAATTTCCGGTGATTGACGATGATAGAGTCCTCTTATAAACGTTAATGGACTCTATCAATGTCAGATTCTCTTCGTCCCCGCAGGGTTCGTGCGTCTTACTCCATGGACTTTAAACTGGAACTTGTCGAAAAATCTTATCAGCCTGGAGCCTGCGTGGCCCAACTGGCCAGAGAACACGGGATTAATGACAATCTGTTGTTTACATGGCGCCAGCGCTACAGCCACCTTTTGCCCGATGAAATACAACGTTCAGTCAGTAAACCTGATGCTGTCATCCCTGTTGTGGTATCTGACATGTCCCTGTCACATCATGCAGAACCACACTATGAACCATCCGGTTCCGCTTACGGTGAGGTGATGACCTGCGAAGTGGCTGTCGGGAGCGCCAGTCTGCGCCTGACAGGGAACTTATCTCCCGCTATCCTGAAAACACTGCTTCGCGAACTGACCGGGAGGGGACGATGATCTCCCTCCCGTCTGGCACCCGTATCTGGCTGGTCGCCGGCGCCACCGACATGCGTAAATCCTTCAACGGTCTGGGCGAGCAGATACAGCACGTACTGGATGAGAACCCCTTCTCCGGCCACCTGTTCATCTTCCGTGGCCGCCGGGGTGATACCGTCAAAATTCTCTGGGCAGATGCGGATGGACTGTGCCTCTTCACCAAACGCCTTGAGGAAGGGCAGTTCATCTGGCCCGCCGTGCGCGACGGCAAGGTGGCCATTAGTCGCTCGCAACTGGCCATGCTCCTCGATAAGCTGGACTGGCGTCAGCCCAAAACACCCCGTCTTAACTCACTGACAATGTTGTAAAAAAAGCATGGCCGCATTATAAATGGGTCATGAGTCAGGACTATCTCGCCCGTATCACCGCGCTGGAAGAAGAACTTCGCCGGAAAGACAGCCAGCTCAGTCTCGTTGCCGAGACTGAGGCCTTCCTGCGCTCTGCGCTGACCCGCGCTGAAGAAAAGATCGAGGAAGACGAACGGGAGATAGAACACCTGAGGTCTCAGATAGAAAAACTGCGCCGTATGATGTTCGGCACCCGTTCTGAAAAACTGCGCCGCGAGGTGGCACAGGCCGAAGCGCTGCTGAAACAGCGCGAACAGGCGAGCGATCGTTACAGTGGGCGGGAAGACGACCCGCAGGTTCCCCGCCAGCTCCGTCAGTCCCGGCACCGTCGTCCGCTTCCGGAACATCTTCCCCGTGAGATACTCCGACTGGAGCCGGAAGAAACCTGCTGCCCGGCATGTGGCGGTGAAATGGCGTACCTCAGCGAAGTCAGCGCGGAGCAGCTGGAGCTGGTTGCCAGCGCCCTGAAAGTGATCCGCACAGTGCGG